GGGTGCACAGCACACCTCTTTCCCGGGTCTCTTTCCAAACTCTGAAAAGAGAGATCCATGTTGGGATCAATCACCACTCGCACACTGGCTTAGCCAGTGCACAAATAGTGACTGTGCACTGACGCCAGCATGCTGGCGGCAAGGTCGATCCCGTCCCCCTCCTATTTCTAGAAGGGAGACACCCACCGTAGCTTGGTACCGACGGCTACGGGACGCCCGGAACGGTTCAGATGCTCTGGGTCCTCCTGCAAAACAGGGGAACTCAGGCACTTGACCAGGGCCCACACATCATCGATCCTAGGACCTTTGATGAGTGGCTTCAACACATATGCCCGTACTCTTGGGGCATGCGTGTACACATCCTCTCTCTCCGCCCGATAGGGCAGAAAGGAAAGACGACCCAGTCCAGGTGACGTTGGCTCTACGATTGGAAAGTGCCCTTGTAAAAGGGTCTCAATCCTCTCATCGAGCCAAATTGCTGTCTTCCACATACCGCGCAAGTACAGGCGGTTGCGAAAGTCAACAAGAGCGGCCACTCTGGAACCGTCCGTGAGTGATGAAGGAAACTCCTTCTTCAGACGAACAGGAGTAACATCCTGCCCGTCATAGAAGTCTCCTCCACAAGATTCCCGGAATTTGCCATTCCAGAAACTCTTGTCCACATTTACCTTGAAACCGAAAACATCAAGGTAGTGGTTCACCCACCAGACACTGTCTGTGGGGACAATGATATCGTCCCCATAGACACGCACTTCACCACGAAGCCTATGAAGAAGGCCTCGCGAGAGTGGAATGCCTCTCTGCTTCGTAATCCCAAGCAGGACGATGGTAAGAAAAACCATCGCCTCGAAGGGGAAGCAAAGAGCGGAGCCCATCGACGCGAATTTCCGAAGGTCTGTCAAACAAAGACCTAAATCGGAAATCTCTGCTCTGCGACTGCGAGTCGCATCAACAGCGGCATAAAGCCACTTATGATGCTCAAGCATTCGCTTTACAAGCAGATACGGAACGCGGTCACTTGCTTCCTTGAGATCAAGAGAAGCAAGTTCCCCATTGGAAGAACCTTCCCGAGCCATTTGCCGATTAGGCTCTTGGTCCGTGAAGCCCAGGAAGTCGGAAACTAGACTACCTGGATCTTCCAAACCGAGGACAAGCTCACGGAGAACACCCTGCTGCATGAACTGCATGTAGGATGGCTCCATGGCAATAATCCTCGGGCTCCGCAGCGTTTTCGGTACAGAGATCACCTTTACAGGCAATTCTGCACCAGGCTCCAGGAACTCGACATGCTCCAGAAGTTCGTAGAACTTCCACAATGGAAGGGCGAATTCCCCGTAAGGGAAAACGTCTTCCAAACGTGAGGACCATTGTCGCATATGGAACTTGTTGTTTCCAACAAGCCCATCTGCGGTGGCCCCAGGACCATGCTTGGGCTCGATCGTCCCGTTGTAGATCATCAGATCTACTTTCGAGAAGATCTCGTCGTAAAGGAAGTGGGAAATCGTAGAGAAGTCCGATAAGAACTCCTCTTCGATTGTACTTTCCCACTCCTCGAGCTCTTGTTCGATCTCGACATAACCCCGCATTGCGCGAGTCACCCGTGAGTCACTACACGGGAGCTCGATCTTCTTGAACAGGCCAGTTAACTGCCTGATCGCAAAGATGCAATCAATGCTGGGTTCGTCGAGCAGTCTTCCACTCTCCTCGTCAAACACTTGACACATCATACCTTGCAGGAATGCAGGGATTGATGCCAGCTCTGACGGAACTGGGGTGCGCGTCTTAGAGTTACCAAGACGTGCACGCTTCCAGCCCGGCCAGAGTTGAAGGTCAACTCCACCTTGGTCAAGACCTCTTTCGAAGTCTTTTCCAAAGTCGGGAAGGGTTATCGTCATAAACGAAAAACCCTCGTGTTTGATCCGACTTCTGACGGTTTTAATGTCAGAAGTAGTGCAAGTGTGGCACCACTCCGCCAATTCTTCGGCAGAGTTGCACCAGAGATCTATCAGGCTTTTCATATTCTCCTCTTTCATCAAGGGGTAGAGTATCCTGAGTCACGTTAGATCCGCAGCTCTTTCGAGCACCAGGCAGATTATGCCTCGATCTGTTCAGAACCTCTCAGTTCTGACCCTGCGCAAGACGCAGGGCGTTGGCATTCGACGTAGCCGTGAGCCACAGTGTTAGTGCGTTCACGGACAACACCGCGACGGCGGGATCAACAATCCCGTTCGTAGCAGGTGTGTCGAGTACCAAGTACGCGGATGTCGACTCGTAAGCCGAGATCCCCGTTGCGTAAGGGTTGGGATTAACCAACCCCACGTTGAGGCGCGCCATTCGACGCGTTCTCTTCCCATACTGGTGACTGATCTCAAGAGAGAAATCAGCACCACCAGCCACGGCCTTGTAGAACCTACCGGAGTTGACTCCGGAGGACACTCGGTCGAGGCTTTGGGCAACGGCGTTGTACGTGACAGATTGCGGATCGGCGTATGCCATGTGACAGAACTCCAATGTGAGGGATGTCGCTTCGGTAGCGACATCTTGGTCGAGCGGGACGTGAAAGCGCCCCCCGCCCAGGACACGCAACTACCAATGGCTAATGCCGATAGCTGCCAGGATTGACTTCTGGGTCAAGGAAAGACCCTCGTAAGTCAAGCCGAAACCGTACGGTGATGCAGGCCACCTGGTCTTCCACTCATCTGTGAGTGTCAACGAACAACCTGATGCGACGGAGTTTCCTCCGCCAAACCAGATTGTTTGGTTGCCTTTATGGGTCATTATATACCCATAAAGGAGGACCAAGCCGTCTTTGCCTATGGCGCCGATGTTGCGAGCAACATCGCCGACATTTAAGGCCCAGTCGACGGCCCACGACCACGGAGCAGCGTCCCAGAGAGTCTCAGGTGTTATATTGAGACCAAGAACATGATCCGCATAATCGCGGAATTTCTGTGAATCAGACATGTTCTTCCGGGATACAGGGAGGTAATAGTAAAACGCCCCCTTGAACCAAGTCCTACTGAATGTTGTTGAAACGTAGGAATTGGCGGTGCTCTGCGAAAACCGTCCAGACTCGGTTGCGTCAACTGAATAGATGACGAAACCTTTTTGGACGGAGTCCGTGGAAGTCTGCTCAGGGAACTCATAGCCGACTCTGGTTATATGTCCAGAGCCGTCCTGCCGCTGACGGAGAAATTCGTCAGAGTCTTTGACAGCATGCATACAATCCATGATGTCACTGACGAACGGCAGCCAACCAAACTGAACGTTGAGGTACTCGTCTCCTAAGTGTTTGAACTGTAAAGTTCGCTCACGCCAGAGACTTGAACCGACCATTCTTGGAATGGCACGTACACCAATTGACTGGGCGATAGCTTCACCGCCTGCAAATGATGGTCTGGTTGGTAGAGTTCGAGCAATCGCGGTACCTCCCTGTCCCCACATCTGCGCCCGATCGGGCGTTAGTTGTGAACCAGGGATTCCAGTGGTCGGTCTCAGAGCTACTTGAGAACCGATACCGCCATTGACCTTTTTCAAGGTCTCGACGGCGATTGAGGCACGGCCTGTGACCTTATGAATGATCATAGGCCCACCACAATCTCTCCTACCGAGGTCTGACAAGTCATGACTATCGTCTTGAACTTGCGCAGTCCCACCGGTACGCTGGATGGTACCAATCTTGGTGACCCCATTGATCTTTTGAACGATCGACTGGGGTGGAATAGTGATGATCCTATTTCGGGTTGGTAAACCCAATGGACCAGCCATTCCAATCACCACTTCCTGTCGTACGGAGCGCGCGGAGATTTTCCACACTTGTTGAGCAGGGACCCTACAAATTGCAATCGAATCAGGTGAACGAAGGAAGAACTCCTTCATCAACTGCGATCTGCAAATGGGCCC